GTCTATAGACGAGGGCAAGGAGCTTTTCTCAGTTCCGGATCTAGACCTGGAGTATCAATGTCACAGTGGGCATTTGGACGTGTAAACTCATTTATGCGAGGCGGCCACTCACAAGACAATGACATCAAGAGAAAGAAACGTGCCACGAAAACGAAAAGCCGTACCAAAAGATAAAAAGAGCAAAGTTCCAAAGAAGTACTTATCTGGAACAAAGGGCTCAAAGAGAACTCAGCTTGCGTCTGTAATAAAAAGGATTGCAAGACTATATAAAGCGGGCAAAACTGTCCCAAGATCGTTAATCAAACAACGAATAGCTTTGGGAAAAAGTAATGGCACGAAAAAAAGATCCAAGACTAAAAAGAGCAGGCGTTAAAGGTTTTAACAAACCAAAGCGCACACCTGGTCATGCGAAGAAGTCCCACATTGTAGTAGCCAAGGTAGGCACTAAAATAAAGACTATTCGTTTTGGACAGCAAGGCGCTAAAACTGCAGGTAAACCAAAAGCAGGCGAATCTGCAAGAATAAAAGCAAAGCGACGGTCTTTTAAAGCCCGCCACCGTAAGAACATTGCAAAAGGTAAAATGAGTGCAGCATATTGGGCAAACAAGGTAAAATGGTAAATTACATCGTAATGAGAAAGGAGCAACTCGCAGAAGATCGTGACAAAGCTTCGAAAGACTACGATAAGCAGTGGTACACTCGGTTAATTCAAGAATTAGACTGGGCCGAGCAAGCCATGAATAAGAAGTATAGACGTAATTGCTATATGGAAGGAGGAACGTATGAGTGAGTTCGACAGTAGATTCTCAGGAGACATGAGCCGTAATGAGGTTGAGTTAGACCTTAATAAATTTATGGAGCTTCTCCAAGAAAAGTCTGCACTAAAGGATCGTATTCGAGAACTAGAAGATCTCTCTAATACCAATCCTTGGCAAAAAGTCATTTTTATGGCTCAAGCCGTAGACGCATGGAGAATATTCCCACGAGTATTTTTAAGTGTATATATTTTCCTACTTTATTACAGTACAATGTGGTTTATGGATTTACCAGAACCCAACCTTGAGCAATCAGGGCTTATATCAGTAATTGTAGGTGCCGGTGCTGCTTGGTTTGGTTTATATGCTGGAACTAGTAAAGGAAAAACAGACCATTAAGAGGTAGAAAATGGCAATAGAAGTAAGTCGGAGAGATGTAACGTCCGAAAAAATTTTAGATTTACAATCTGAGGCAAGGTTTCTTAAATTACCAGTAGACCCGTATTTGGAGCTACTCGGCGTAGAGCCTCTTGCATCGCAAAAGGCTATCATAAACGCGATAAATAATCCGAAATACCGTTTTGTATGTGCGGCAGTTTCAAGGAGACAGGGTAAAACCTATATCGCAAACATAATTGGGCAACTAGTTTCTCTAGTGCCCAATTCTAACATACTTATAATGTCCCCCAACTATGCCTTGTCTCAGATTTCTTTTGATCTTCAAAGAAATCTGATCAAGCATTTCGATTTAGAGGTTTCAAAAGATAATGCAAAAGACAAAGTTATTGAACTTACAAACGGTTCAACAATACGCATGGGTTCTGTTAATCAAGTTGATAGTTGTGTCGGTAGGAGTTACGACCTTATCATCTTTGATGAGGCCGCTTTGGCTGATGGAAGAGACGCCTTCAATGTTGCCCTTCGCCCGACACTCGATAAAGATAACTCAAAAGCCATCTTTATAAGTACACCTAGAGGGAAGAACAACTGGTTCTCCGAGTTTTTCTATAGAGGATTTCAAGATGAATTTGAAGAGTGGGCATCTATACGAGCAACTTATAAGGATAATCCTCGCATGTCTGAAAATGATATTGCGGAAGCTAGAAAGTCTATGTCCGACGCCGAATTTAGACAAGAATATGAAGCTGACTTTAATACTTATGAAGGTCAGATCTGGAACTTCAATCACGAAGAGTGTATAGCTAACTTTAGTGAACTAGATACTTCTAAAATGGATATGTTTGCGGGTCTTGACGTAGGTTATCGAGATCCTACAGCATTTTGTGTAATTGGCTACGACTGGGATGAAGAAAAATACTACTTAGTAGACGAGTATTTAGACGCTGAAAAAACTACTGAGCAACACGCTCTCGAAATTCAAACAAAAATAGAAAAATGGAATATAGATTATATCTATATTGACTCAGCAGCTCAGCAAACTCGTTTTGATTTTGCTCAGAATTATGATATTTCTACTATAAATGCAAAGAAAAGTGTACTTGATGGAATAGCGCATGTCGCAGGAATAGTAGATAACGATAATTTACTTATAGAACAGACATGTGCAGAGTCTTTAGCAGCTTTAGATCAGTATCAGTGGGATCCTAATCCAAATCTAGCTCGTGAGAAACCGAAACATAATCGTGCTTCGCATATGTCAGATGCACTTCGATATGCTTTGTATTCATTTGAAACCTCTGCAACAAGTTTTTAAGAGACCTCTGAAAAATAATGTTTGACATAGTATCTCAAACTCGATATAATTCTGATATTGAAAAATAGAAGTTTTAAAACCCAATGGCCGAATTAAAACGAGATATAGTAAAATATATCCGAGATAGAGCGAAGAATAAGTACGAAAAGGGCTCGGAATGCTATATCTGTGGTGCTGACGTTAAACTCGATTTTCACCATTATTACAGTTTAGCACCTCTTATCCATAACTGGATAAAAAAGACTGGACACGATCCAAAATATATTCTTGCAATTCGAGATGATTTTATAGAAGAACATTGGGCGGAGTTATACGAACACACTGTTACTTTATGCTACGGACACCACAGACAATTACACAAAGTATATGGCCGCAATCCCGCATTAACAACAGCAAAGAAACAAATGCGCTGGGTACAGCTTCAAAGAGATAAACATGGCATGGTATGACAGATTCTTTAGAAACGAGGAAATAGAGGAAAAATTAAACCCTATTCAATCCTACCTTGGAGTAGGTACTCAAACTTCTAGAGAGTTTACTGATAAGTATGAAACTTATTATGAAAATTTAGAAGTCGTAAACCGTGCTGTGAATATGGTTGTAGACGACGCCGCCGAAATACCTTCTGTAGTAGATAGAGTTTCCGTTCCTGGAGTTATTAAAGGAATAAAACGGGCAAAAGTAGATACATTATTAAATAAAGAGCCCAATCCCTTCCAAGATATAAGTACTTTCAAAAGAAACCTAATCACAGACTATCTTTTAGATGGAAATATGTTTATCTACTATGATGGAGTACATTTATATCATGTTCCAGCAGATACTGTAAGTATACATGGCGATTCTAAAACTTATATAGAAAGGTATACTTATAATGAGGTTGATTATAAGCCAAGCGAAATGATACATATTAAAGAGAACTCTTTTCATGATATTTATAGAGGAGTTTCTAGATTAAAGCCAGCAGTACGTACTATGCAAATTATGTCGTATATGCGTAACTTTCAGGACAACTTTTTTCAAAATGGAGCAGTGCCTGGATTAGTACTTAAATCTCCAAATACATTATCTGAAAAAATAAAAGAAAGAATGATGCAATCTTGGCAGATGAGATATCGTCCAGACACTGGAGGCAGAAGACCTCTTATTCTTGATGGTGGAATAGAGATTGATAAGATTTCAGATGTTAGTTTCAAAGATTTAGATTTTCAATCTGCCATTCAAGAAAATGAAAAGATTATATTAAAAGCAATCGGGGTTCCTCCTATTATGTTAGATTCAGGTAATAATGCTAACATACGCCCAAATATGCGACTTTACTACTTAGAGACTATACTACCTATTGTTAGAAAAATGAATTTTGGCTTGAGTAGATTTTTTGGTTTTGAGATAAAAGAAGATGTTACTGATATACCAGCTTTACAGCCAGAGTTAAGAGACCAGTCTCAATATTATACTTCTCTTGTTAATGGTGGTATCATAAGTGTAAATGAAGCAAGAGAGCAGTTAGGTTTTGAGCAGTTAGAAGGACAAGATGATGTAAGAATTCCTGCCAATATTGCAGGAAGTGCCGCTAACCCAGACGAGGGTGGAAGACCCGTAGAAGAGGAAGAAGACTAATGGCAGCAACACACGCTAAAAGAGTAAAAATTGCAGGCCAGCTCGGAATGTTCTTTTCAGAATTAGGAAAGATTCCTGATCGAAAAGACTATTCTAGGCTGCCTAATCGACCTAAGTTTTTAGATGTAAAAGAGGTTGATAAAGTTTTTGGGACTTGGACTAGAATGTTAAAAATGCTAGAAAAAGAACATCCCAAATTATGGGAACTTTCTAATAAAGTCCCCGAAGAAGAAAAGCCTACCATAGAATCAAAGATGGAAAAGGCAAAGACCGTTGTTAAAGCGGATGATGAGGGGGATGATGGAGAAGATATTTAATCTGACCTCTACTTTTAAGTCACATACTGATGAAGACGGTAGTGTCAAAATTCGAGGTATGGCTAGCACCACTGATTTTGATCGCGCGGGCGACTCTATTTCAGCAGATGCATGGACTAAAGGTGGATTGAAAAATTTTGAAAAGAATCCCATAATTCTTTTTAACCATAACTATGATAGACCTATTGGAAGAGCGATTGGACTGAAAGCTACTGACAATGGACTAGAGATGGAGGCTAAGATTAGTAAAGCCGCCAAAGATGTTGTGGACTTAGTTAAAGACGGTGTCCTTGGAGCCTTTTCTGTTGGTTTCCGAGTCAAGGATGCTGATTATATAGAGGAAACCGACGGATTAAGAATAAAGGACGCTGAGTTGTTTGAGGTATCAGTGGTTTCAGTACCTTGTAACCAAACAGCTACTTTTTCACTGGCGAAGTCCTTCGACTCTATGGCAGAGTACGAAGATTTCAAGAAAACTTTCACTAATAGTGACGGGGCGCAAGTCCAAAAGGAGATAACGATGTCTGAAGAGACACAACAACCCGTTGACTTGGAAGCTTTTGCTAAAAAGGTAGCTGAGGAAACTGCTGCTAAAATCGCAATGAAGCAAGCCGAGCAAAAAGCAGCCGAAGAGGCTGTGCAAAAAGACGCTGAGGAGAAAGCTACTGCTGACGCAGAAGCTAAGGCCCAGCAGGAAGAAGAAGTCAAGTCTGCAATAAAAACTGGCGTAGAGTCAGGTGCAGAGCGCTTGATGGAAGACATCCGTAAAGAATTCGAAGACGAGAAAGTGAATGCTGCGGAAGTTATGGAGAAGTATAAGAAAGACCTAGAAGAGAAGCAAGCTGAACTTGAAGCAATTCAAAACAGTAAGCGTGACTTCTCTGGACGTCAGAAGAGCGATCTTCAGGCACACGGTCGAGAGCTTCTCGAAGCAACTGTTCTTGGTAAAATTACTGGAAAAGGTATGGATACCGTTTTCGGAAAAAATGTCATGCAAAAAGCTGGAGTGGATTATACATCTACTACCTCAGCAGGTATCGATGTAATCGTTTCAACTCAGTTTGAGAACGAAGTACGTCAAGAAATGAAGGTTGCACCTCTTTTCCGTGATATCCAAGTTGCTTCCGGTGCCACTGTACTACCTTTGGCCCCAGACGCAGGAGCAGCAACGTTCAGTGCAGCTGGTGTAGGTGATTCATCTAACCAACTCTCTGACGCAGGTGACAACAACTATACTGTTAGCCAAGTAATTTTACAGGCTCACAGATTGATCGCTGGTACTTATATCTCGAATGATACCGACGAGCAAGTAGTTGTAACATTGCTACCTATTGTTACTTCCGCACTAGCACGTGCACACGCAGTTGCGCTTGACAAGGCTATCCTTGTTGGTGCTTCTTCTGGTACAATTTCAAAAGGCCTATGTGGTGATAACGGTGCTGATGATGGTGGTGGTTATGGAGATGCACAAACTGGTTCAACTACCATTGATGCTTCTGGCTCCGCTGAAGTTACACCTGCCGGTCTTCTCGCAATGCGAAAGGATATGGGCAAGTATGGCATGGATCCCGCAAAGGTAGCGTTCATTGTTCCTAATGACGTTTACTACGAGCTAATTGATGCTTCTGGATTCACCGACGTGAGCGAAGTTGGAAACGACCTTGCTACTAAGCGTATCGGTATAGTTGGTTCAGTCTTCGGGTCTCCCGTAGTCGCAACTAACCAGTTAGCTAACAACCTAGCTTCAAGTGGTACTCCTGCTACAACAGCAGCCATGGCTGTTAACGTAGACAACTATGTTATACCCCGATTGAAGGGCGTTAGCATTGAAACAGAGTATAGCGTGAAAGATCAGCAGAATGTGATCGTTGCAGCACAGTCTCTCGGCTTCGCCGAACTGTATGCAGCTTCCGGTACAGATGTGCCTTCTGTAAGATTACCTTACTCCTAATAGCGAGTAAGATTACTTCGGTAATCTTTAGAATCTGGGGGAGGAGATCCCTCCCCCAAGTTTTTACTAAATAATTTATGGCTGATTTAATAACTTTACAAGAATATAAAACTGCTGAGGGTATCACTCAACCAAAAGAGGATGCTCGGCTTAATGTCATCATTCCTTCAGTAAGTCAACTAGTAAAAACTTATTGTGGTAATAGTATTGTCGACTATTATTCTTCGGCAAAAACAGAATATATTACTATTGATTGGACAACGCATGTTATCCAATTAACAGAGAGTCCTGTAAATACACTCACAAGTGTACAGGAACGAGATGACTACAGTAGTGCTTATGCCACCCTTACAACTGGTGACAATGAATATTACTTAGATACTACTACAGATAGTCTTCTTCGAACAACTGCCAGTGGTTACACACCCTGGAAAACTGGAGTAGGGGCTGTAAAAGTAGTTTATACGGCCGGCTATAGTGCGGTGCCTTCTGATCTTAAGCTCGCAGTGCTGGATCTTGTTACTTATTATCTAAAGGACGAGCATAAGCAAAGGCAATCTATAGCAGGCGCTACAATGCAGAACCAAGCTAGTACAAGTCAAAAAAATAATGTCTCTTTTCCAGATCATATTAAGAGAGTCTTAGACTTATATAAGAATTTTTAAATGGCATCACCTAGATTACAAGCTTTTTTATTAAAACTCGATGCGGAGATGCAGAAAGACCCTGATCCCTCTTATAGAGAACTTACTAATAATTTAGAAACACATGTTTTCTATTTTGATAGTAAAGAAATTAGACGCGTAATGAATACTCTATTACATAGTAAAAGGGGCGGCGAAGACGACTCGCCAACAAACCTAGCGCATGCGGAAACATCCGGTATTGATATGGGTGAGTTTAGAAACACATTTAATACAGCATTGAATACCCTAACTGCAGATGTAAAGAAAAGATTTACTAATGCCGCTGCCAAAGAAGGTAGCGGCGTAAAAATAGATACTAGAACCAAGACCTCAATTGTTGCTACAGTATCACAAAAAGAGGGCGGCACTAAGAATATTTATAAATCAATCACTAACCTGTATCAGACAGAATTAAATACTTTTTACAATAAGATTGTAGAAGCATTAGGCGCCACACCTATTAGAAAATCAAAAAGAAGAGGCTATGTGGACGCAGAGAGGGCGGGGGCTGTCTTCAATTTAGAACATATTGGTGCTAATATTGCACACCAGATAAATGATGCAATACATGATTCTTTAACTAAACAAGGTGCGATGCCTGGGGGTAACTTTTCCAAGTTGAGTAAGAAAAACAGAGCGGCGTTAAAAGAAATAAAAACAGAGTTAGAGGTTATAAAAGATTTAGAAAAAGGAACTGTACATGTATCCCTTGGTTCCGCCCTAGAAAATCTAGAACAAGCCGGAAAAGTTGAGAAAGGAATAAGAAAAGCACTAAAAAATGCATTAGAAAAATTAGATATTCCTAATCTAAAAGGGTCTGATTCTCTGGCGGGTGCAACAAGAAAAAAAGTAGTAAAAAAGATAATGGATCCCTTCAAGAAAATAAAAGGGGCTCGGGTTACTACTGAAGATCTAAAAATTGATGATAATAAAAAACCGTCCAAGTTAGACAAAAAGAGAAAAAACACTGTAAAAACAAATAATGCAGTATCTATACGTAAGCGTAGGGTTAAACAATCTACTGTAAAAGGCGGCTCAAATCAACAGTCTCTGTTTAGTATTATGGCAATGATAAACCAGAAATTACCACAGACTGTTAGGAAAAATATGATATCCCCTAGACTAGAGAATAGAACAGGTAGATTTGCAAATAGTGCTAAAATAACAGAAGTAACTAGGACGGCTCAAGGCTTTCCAAGTTTTGGATATACGTATGCTAAAGATCCTTATCAGGTATATGAATCAGGCGTGGGAAAAGCGCCATGGGAAGACGGACAAAGAGACCCTAGACAATTAATTGATGCATCAATACGAGAAATCGCAGCTAACTTAGCATTAGGAAGATTTTATACTAGGAGAGTATAATGGTCACAAATAGAACCTATACTTCTCGTAGATCAGGAATCACAAAAGCACTAGCTGATAAACTCGCAGAAATAGATGGGCGGGGTTTATTTAGGTCATCAGTTGCAGAAACAAGTGCTCGGCTAAAATTTTGGGATGAAGTTGAAGAGTTCCCAGCCATACACTTGAACGCGGGTTCCGAAAGTAGGGAATACCAAACAGGTGGGTATAAAAATAGATTTTTAAATATAACAGTACGCTGTTATGTGAATGAGGAAGAGTCAGTAGAAGCATTAGACAATTTATTAGAAGATGTGGAGACTGCATTAGAAGATAATAGTCGTTTGCAGTATAAAGACCGAAATGGAACTACACAAACGACTCAACAAATCACAATACTCAGTATTGATACTGACGAAGGTGTGTTAGATCCTCTAGGAGTAGGAGAAATCCTAATAGAGGTTCGATATTAGAAAATTCTGGCACGAACAAAGGTTCACGACCCAGTCTTTTCAAGATAGATAGGAGATAATTTATGGCAGATCAGCTATATTTTAGCCGTGATACTCGATTTTTCGTACAATTTCGAGCCACAGCGGATAATACTGAGCTAGCTGCAGATTTAGGTAAGGGAGCTTTTTGGGAGATTCCGATCTTAGATGGCTACAGCTTTTCTCAAACAACAAACACTTCTGAGATAACACTCGCAGAAATGGAAAGTACGGCAGGTATATCACGTAGAGGACGTCGTATGTTTACGGACTCACTGGCTCCTGCAGAATGGTCGTTTAGTACTTATATTCGTCCCTTCGAAAGTACATCGCCCTCTTTATCAAGTGGAGTAGGCGTTAAAAGAGCAGACTCTGCATCTGAAGGTCATGGTGTTGAAGAAGTACTTTGGGCACACATGTTCGGAGCAGACGCTTATTCACTAACCGGTGGATTTACTAGGGCAGCGGATGCCGTTTCCGGAGCAGTACTAACTCCTGGAACTGATACTATGGCAATAGTAAGTACAGAATCTAATCGCTCTGCTTTAAATAGTTTAGTGTTCTGGTTTATGATTGATACAGATGCCACTAATCCACTAGTATATAGGCTTCCAGAAGCTGTTGTTAATGAGGTTAGTATTGATTTTGATGTTGACGGTATTGCAACACTAAACTGGTCAGGATTTGCAAAAGAAATTAATGATGTTTCAGATAATGTTTGTATTGCAGACGGAAATACTTCGTCACCTTCAGCTTTAGCAGGAGCTACCGATAGAGTTGATTCCGGTGGAGATCCCGTAATAGGAGACCTATGGATTAATACTTTGAATAGTAGATCTGTGCATTGGATAACTGCGGTAAATACTAGCGGTACTCATACTGCGACCCAAGCAATTGATGAAGCAATATCTAGTACTAAAAACTTTATTCGTAACCGCTTAACATCGGTGGGTATTGAAGCAGCAACTGCTGCAGATAAAGTTACTGGTACTTTCCCAGGTGCTTTCGCTACTATTAGTGCGATTGATACAACCAATGAGGTTCTTACTACAAGTACTCCTCATAATCTAACAACTGGGGATCAGGTATATATTACTGGCTGTACAGGCAACACCGACCTAAATGGTACTCATCACTTTGTTAGAGTAGGCGATGAAACAAGTACTTATAATGGTGGTACAAATGCTACTACAGAGTTCGCATTATTCGGTACAAAAGCTCAAGCAGAAAATCTAGGTAACGCAACAGGTCTTGTAGCTATTGGCACAGGTTCTTATGATGCAAATACAGGAACGGTTGCTAATGGTAAATACAGCTTAACGCTGACAGGCGGAAGTTTTACAATCGCCAACAACGTTACTTATCTAGTTCCTGAGGAATTAGGAGTAATTAACAAGCCACTAGAGCACGTAACAGGTACAAGAACTGCAACTGCTGCAGCCACTTGTTATCTGACTCTTGACGATGCTGCTGGTGAAGTGGGAATGAACGGAACTTCACGACAATTCTTTACCGATATGGTAGGCACCAATGCATTAGCAAAAGTTGTGAATAAGTTTAAGGTAACAATGGATATCGGAGGAAGCGCAGCTTGTGTTTCTACCGGTACTGATGCTGGGTTTCAGCTTATACTACCTGCAGCACACATTGAAGTACCTACTCACTCAATTGAAGATATCATATCACTAGAAACTAATATGCAGGCTCTGCCAACTAGTTTGGGTGATGCGGATGAAATTGAAACAATTACTTATTTCCCGCCTTCTTCATACTAAATGCTTACAAAGGGACTTCGGTCCCTTTTTTTATTCCACCCTCCAAAAATAATTCTTGACATTTCTTGTCTTTTGAATTATACTATCTCTATAAATTTTAATAAGGATTGATGTAATGCCAGACCAAACTAATACTAAAAAAGAACCTGTATCACTTGCGAGTCTAATGACTCCTAGTAAAACTCTAACTCTTGATTATCCGGGTTACGAAGGAATGACTGTAAGCCTTTGTTATCTAGCAAGAGAAGAATTAGTTAAACTTCGGAAGCGTTGTTTAAGTACAAAGTGGAATAAGAAAACTCGCCAACCCGAAGAAGATCTGGACGATGATAAATTCTTAGTAGAATATTGCAAAGCCATTATTAAGGGATGGAGTGGCCTAAAGTATCGTTACCTAGAAGAGCTTCTTTTGGTAGATGTTTCGGCTTTTGACCCTGATGATTGTTTGCCTTACACTTCGGATAATGCGGAAATGCTCATGAAAAATGCGAATGACTTCGATACATGGGTAACAGAAACTGTAGGTGACCTTGAAAATTTTACGAAGAACAAGTAGCTGAAATAGAGAGGCTGCTTGTTGCAGACACACAAAATTCTTCAAGTAAAATTGATCTTGAAACATATTTAAAAATATGTGAACAAACAGGTGAAGAACCTGACCCCAGAAGAATGCCACAGGAAACCTTCTACCCTGAGGAGGTTCAAGTGGCATTTTTTATTTTTGGGCAATTAAAAGATAGTTTTGATGGAATGTCGGGAACATATTTAGGAAAAGAATGGTCTTCGTGCGAGTTTTTTCTAGACTTACATGGAATAGAAGATCGAAAAGTAACTGTTTATTTCATGAAATTAATCGAAAGAATTGTAGTAAAAAATGCAGCTGATGAAGCGGAACGAAAACGTAAGCAAGAAGAACGCAAATCTAAAACAGGCGGTGGAAAAACATACACCCATAATGTTAAAGGATAATGGCAAAAAAGAATAAAATTGAAATAGATGTACATGCGGATGATGATGGTACTCTAAAGAAAGTAGGAGTAGAATCTAAAAAAGCCGCCAAGGGCATGGAGGATTTAGGTACGTCTTCTCATAACGCTCGTAGAAATATGGGCGGTGCCGCAGACATGACTAATCGTGGTGTAAAAAGCTTTTCAAAAATGCAGCAAGGAGTGGGAGGCTTAGTTGGTGTTTATGCAACGTTAGCTGCTCAAGTATTTGCTGTATCTGCTGCATTTCAATTCCTAAAAAGCGCAAGCGATGTTGTCAACCTTATAGCCGGGCAAGAAGCCTTAGGAGCTGTGTCGGGTGTCGCCTATAAAACAATTACAGCAAGTATTAAAGAAGCAACCGGAGGGCAGATAGCTTATGCTGATGCTGCAAAAGCAGCCGCTATTGGTACAGCAGCGGGGTTAAGCCCCGATCAATTAAACCGATTGGGAGCGGCAGCTAAAAATGTGTCCCATGCTTTAGGGCGAGATTTAACAGATTCTTTTAATCGTTTAGTTCGTGGTATTACTAAAGCAGAACCAGAACTATTAGACGAATTAGGTATTATTCTTAGACTAGACGATGCTACAAAAAAGTATGCCGATAGTTTAGGACTTGATGCAGCCAATCTAACCACTTTTCAGAAAAGCCAAGCGGTTGCAAATGAAACTTTAGGTCAGGCGGAAGATAAATTTGGAGCCATTGCCGAGATAATGGATCCTTCCGCCGCTTCTTTGAATAAGTTTCTTGTTAGTTTTGATAATTTAATGAATTCTATAAAAACCGGGGCTATGAAAGGAATACGTCCTGTTTTTGATTTTCTTGCTGGAAATACCAGAGCTTTAACTGCAGCTTTAAGTTTAATGGCACTTCCTATTATTAAGAGCCTTATTCCTTCCTTCGAAAACTGGGGAAAGAAAGTAGGTGAAAGTCTAGAGAAGCAAAGAACTAGTTTAAAGGATTATAGAGGTCAAATAAATAAAACAAAAGATGCTATTGCAATGATGGGAAGGGACTCTGCCGATATAGGACGAAGTTCTGCGGGTGTTCTCGGTTCATTAGGAAAAGATACGACATCCGCAGCAAAAGGATCAGGTGCTGCATTTTTATTAGGCACTTCTGATACTAAAGCGGCTCAAAATAATGCTAGAAAAATTCTTGATAATGCTAAGGCACAAATGAAAGAGCACAATATGGTATTAACAGGTTACTTAGCAGGTGCTACGGCAGAACAATTAGCAATATTAGAAACTAATTATGCACAAAGAAAAGCTCTTCTAAAAAAACATGAAATAGAACACGGTAATTCTTGGAAAAAGTTAGGTCTGCATGTAAAATTCTGGGCACAAGAGGCCAAACTAGCAATAATGTCGGTTGGAACCGCTATGGTTTCATTTGTAGGTAATATAGGAACGCACCTAGCAAAATTATTTTCAATAGGAATGTGGGTGAGTTTAGGAGCTATAGTTGGTGAGATACTACTTGGTTGGGTAAATAAACTTTATCCTATTGGAGAAGAGGCGGAGAAATTAAGAGAAAAAATAAAAAATCTTGAAAACTCCAATAAAACACTAAATGAAGAGCTTCAGAAAATGACAGAGATCCAGCCCTTTCTAACTCTAGCAATGGAAGTGCAACAACTAGGTCAAGCTTTCACAAGTACTAATATAATTGCTAAACTGGCGGAACTTCAAGCTCTTCAAAGCGGGCCTGCTCCCCAGTTAACTAAGGGTGAAGAATTGACTAAAGAGTTTGCCCAATCTATGATAGATTTAGATAGGTGGCTAGGTGGCGCGGAAGACTCTACTTTAAATAGGTTTATTGACAATAATCTGAAAGACATACCAGTACTTAGTAAAGCCCTTGACCTCTTACAGGAAAAATTCGAAGGTATGGCTTCAAAAGGGGAAGAGCCTTTTAAAGAGTTAGAGGATAGTTTTTTAGTAATGTTAAAGACTCTTGCAAAATTAAATCCCGAACTGGATAAATTTGTAACTTTATTTGAAGAAAATGGTCGCTTGTCTAAAGAAGAGACTAAACAGTTTGCAGCCTTAGAACAGAAGTGGATTAATTATGGAATAGGCGTGAGTAAGGCCAAAGATGCAGTTAAAGAATTCAATGATGAACTAAAAAACTTAATGGGAGATGGACTCGAACTAGATCCAACTGTTGCAGCACGTCGGGCTGGAGCAAAAGCCATAGACCTTCAAAAAGATGCAGTTTTAGGTCTGGAGGAAACGCAGAAGAAAAATATAAAATTATCAAACAGAGACTTCCAAAAGATGTTAGATGCCCAGGCAAAATCGTGGGACTTTCGTAAAGAGTATGGTAAAGGGTCTTTTCGTAGTGGTATGAAGACTGTGACCCCCGAGATATTAAACCAACAAGACCCCACTGGTGAACTAGCAAAAGAGTGGAAAAAGATAAATGAAGAATTAGCAGATGCCAAAACTACTTCAGACGATTGGACAGCGAAGATCAACGAGGGAAAGCAAACGATAGAGAACGCTAGAATAGAAGCAACTAGACTTAGAATAACTCAGCAAGGTTTGAATGATCTTTCTGAAGAGCTATTGCCTAAGATAGAAGAGCGGCTTATAAAAGAAAAGAGAGCGTTGCAAAACAAAAAACTTGGAATAACCTTTGAAGACAAATTATCAAATCTTGAGGCGGCTGCGTTAGGAAGACAAGCCAAATCTATGAAATTAACCGAAGACCTAATACGAGCCAAAGGTCTAGAAGCCACAAAACAAGCAATACATGACAAAACAGGACTAGCAGTAGATAAGGAACAACTTGATAATGCTAAAAATGCCGTTAGATTCGCACAGCATAAAGTAGACCTAGACAAAGAACAAGTCAGATTAGCTCGAGAAAAAGAAACCATTGACAGAATAAGACTGCAGTTTGCACGGGCTCAGGCAGCTATTACTGCTAAACAAACAGCTATGGTGAAGGCAGAAATAGCGGAAAACTCTCGAAGAAGAAGAGAGGACGCTGGCCTGGATGGTGGTGGAGGAAGGAATAAAGTACAGTTAGGATTAGAAAAAAGACTAAGGACAATACAAGCACTAGAAGGAGCAAATGGAAAAATAGCACAGCAGAAAGAAGCGGAAAATATAGCAGAGGTAAACTACGGAAAAGCGCTGGCTACGGGGACTGCTCTTCAGATAGAAACAGCTCACCGTGCATTAGTAATGGAGAAAGAGAAATTACAGGTTCTAGAGGATCAATTACATATCGCAAAAGAGTTTAATCAAATCCAAGTTAACGCTATGGAAAACGAGCAAGCAGATGCAGCCAAAGCATTAGGAGAGCTATCACTCGACCCAAGAAAGGAAGCTCAAAAGAGAGCGTTAGGTAGATTAGATGAGAATGCAACCGACGAACAAAAAAAGAAGGCAATAGACGCTGCAGGCGCAACTTTTGACTTAAATCTACAACTAGAGCAAACGCAACAATTATATGGTACTATACAACAAAGTATGGAAGATGCATTTGCGGGTATGATTACGGGTGCAATGAGCGCGAAAGAAGCCTTCGCAAGTATGGCAAAAGCTATGCTAGCAGAACTTGCAAAAATTATTGCAAAACGTCTAATGCTAAAAGCTCTCGGAGCTTTAGGTTTTGCAGATGGAGGTATTACTCCTAAACTTAAGGGACGAAGTTATACCGTAGGAGGCGTAGCCAGAGGTCCTAGTTCTGGGTATCAAGCTACTTTACACGGAAATGAAGCAGTTGTTCCCTTGCCTAGTGGAGGTGCTATTCCAGTACAAGGAACCGGCTTAGGTGGCGGTACAAATAATGTTACAGTCAATGTAAATGTTGATAATAATGGAAATGCAAGTAGTGAGTCACAAGGTCAAGGAATGGGACAAGATTTAGGAAAAGTAGTTGCGAAAGCAGTACAAGAAGAATTACAATATCAGAAACGTTCTGGTGGTATTCTTAATCCTTATGGAGCAGCATAATGGCTATTGGGTTTCAAATTTCAGGTACAAGTATTACTACCGCAACAATAATTCCTGACAAAACTTTAGCTCGTAGTTCTTCTCCAAGAGTACGGAGTGCAAAATTTGGAGATGGCTACGAACAACGTGCTAAATCAGGTCTTAATTCTATTGATGAAACTTTTACACTTAATTTTGTAAACAGAACCAAAGCAACTATTGATGATCTTAATAAATTTTTTGACGATAAAGCAGGAGTAACTAGTTTTAATTTTACTATTCCTGATACTGATAATACAACAACCACAGGAGAGAAAACAATACGTGTAGTTTGTTCCGAATGGAGTACTCAGTATTCTAATAGTGATCATTATTCAATGTCGGCAAGCTTTGAACGTATTTACCAACCATGACACAAGATAATTTAATTTCAACTGATATTCAAAGTTTAGAAGTTTCTGAAGCTATTGTTGACTTATTTGAATTAGAGTATAGTCCTACAACAACTCTTTATTTTCATTCAGGAGTATCTACAGTTCCAAGAATATTAAAAGTAAGTGCTGATTATAATACTATAACATTAAATACTCCTCAGACTTTATCAGATGATTCTTCTTTGGTTCTTACAGGACTTAATAAGTCTACAGGAGTAGCAGCCTCAATAAATGCTCTAGTAAATGGAGCAACTGTTGATTCACAGTCTGTTACAATAGATAATAAAACTGGGGCTACAACAGCTGTTACTGGATGGCCAGCGGTTCCTGAAGTAGGAATGGAAGTAACTGGAACTGATATTAGAACGGATGCCTACGGTGAAGTAGTTTTTAATAAAAATGTTTATTATGGATTTCCTATAGGAATAGACGGAATAGATATTAGTAATGATGGCGCACATAGCCGGCCAACACTAACTATAGCAAATGTAGAATCTTTACTTAGAACTAGTTCTACGTTTCAAAATGCTTTTGATTCTCAAAGAGCAGAAGCTGCCGGAGCCACAGGAAGTGGCTTACCAGATTTTAAACTAGATAATTTAGTCGGAAAAAAAGTTACACGACGTAGAACATTAGAAAAGTATTTAAAAGTTAGTTCCGGAAGAGCTACAGATGCAGCTTCTGCAACAGATATTATTGAACTACCTAAGTCCGTTTTTATTATTGATAGAATTAGTTCCAAAACTAATATAATGGTAACTATGGAATTAGCTTCTCCCTTTGATTTATCAGGTTTACGAGTACCTAGAAGAGAAGTAGTAGGTAAATACTGTAGCTGGATATACAAAGGTAAAAAAGAGTTTACAACTACAGCTTTAAGTGGCACAGTGCATGTAACTTCTGGAACAACAACTACACTACGTGGAACTGGTAGTGCAAGTAACTGGACTACAGACTTTACTGAAGAGATTTCAATCGGGGACGAAATCATAATTGATGGTAAATATATTAGAACAGTAACTAATATAGGAACTGCAAATGATGATGTAAAAAAGAGTCAATTAACAGTTGGAAAAGCTTTGCCTATAATTACTACTAGTGGAGGAAGTGCTAGTTCAGGAACAGAACCCGGACCTCTTCCTTTTGCAAAAGTTGTTCGTAGAAAAAAAGGTGCATGTAGTTGGGAATTAAATGGTAGTTACGAACAAACAGCCACAACTAGCAATAAAGTTTATTACACTATAAATGATGAACCTATTATATTTTTTGGAATAACACACACTTTAAGTGGTACTGCATGGCAAAAGAGAACAGGTAGTGCTTACTCTAGAGCTACGGGTACAGTAACTGTAGGAACTGGTGCCGACGCTGGTAAAATTACAGCTATTTCAATAACAGCAGGAGGTGCTGGATATTCTTCCACTCCTCCATTAGTTACTTTTGGGGGAACAAGAGGAACAGGAGCAGTCGCAACAGCTACAGTCAGTGGCGGTGCAGTAACAGGTGTAAGTATAACATCAGCAGGAACAGGATATGTAGCCGATAATGCAACAGTAACTTTTGATCGACCAGGAGCAGCAATTATACCAATAGCTTCCATCTTAAATGGTAGTAATAACATGAGTTTAGTCACGGGAGATATACTTTATACTACGGATAGTGGTGATGAGATATTTTGGCTATATACTGGAGCAACAGGTACTGTAACAACAATGCCCTCTAGAAATAGTTCTGTATGGCAATTAGTTCATCACTATGATGGCTGGACAGATAGAGCGTATACTATCAATACTACGGATGCTTTAAGAAATAGTTATGTTTTGTATCCTATGACTAGCGACAGTAATCAAGGTACTATTGATTTTGTGGAAACGTCTACTATTTGGAGAAATTCTACAGCTTTATCTGCAAGTAGTGGAGAGAGGCCTGCTTCAGATTCTTTATTTTGGACGCCTGGGGATGTTTGTGGTAAATTATTAATGTCTTGTAAAAAACGGTATCAGTTTGTAGCGGACGTTCAAGAAGCTATGGGCAAAGATACTGTTCCAAACTCCGAACGGAACACTGCCGCATTATTACCCTTTGGAGGATTCCCCGGAAGTAGGAAGTTCAGGTAGTGCAGTATTTAGAAGAAATTCAAGAACATTTTGAAAAAGAATATCCAAGAGAAGGCTGTGGAATATTAGCAGTTGTAAAAGGACAAAAAAAGTGGTTTCCTTGTACAAATATTGCAGAGCAGGGGGATGATTTTATTATTGATTCACAAGAATATTTAAAAATATTACGTACCACAGATATTACAGCAATAGTACATAGTCATCCAGATGTTACTAATGAGCCAAGCGACAATGACATAAAGTATTGCAATGCTTTAGGAATACCTTATTATATATTTAGTTATCCTGATATGGAACTAAATATAGTATCTCCGAAAAAAGATTTAACAGATTTATATGGACGCGACTATAAATTTGGAGAGATGGACTGTTTTGAAGCGTTAAGAGATTATTTATCAGAACAAAATATTATAATTCCTCCAAGAGCTATGTTTGAAGATGATTGGTGGGATAAAGATTTAGATTATTTTACAGAAGAAATTATAAAAGATTGGAATCATGTACCAGTTAAGTTAGAAGATATACAACCTAATGATGTTTTAATTTTTAAACTAATGGCAAAGGTTAATAATCATTGTGGTGTGTATATTGGAGATGATATTTTTTATCACCATGCTTATAATCGATTATCATGTAGAGAAAGTTTGTACCCAGTATGGTACAAATCTATAACAGGAGTGTATAGATATGCTACGTAAAGTATACTTAGAAGGAGAGCTTGGACAAAAGTTTATAAGCAGTTTTACTGTAGAAGCAAAAACACTACAAGACGTAGTACGTTGTGCTGATGTAAATTTTTCTGGGTTTAAAAAACATTTAATGGATTGCCATGAGAATGATATTGGGTTTATTATTGATGTTGCTGATATAAAAGTTGAGGAAGATATGCAACTCTTACTACCTATTAAATCAGGCGACATAACAATTACTCCTGTACCTGCTGGATCAAAAGGTATGGGAAAAATACTTGCAGCAATGGCTATTTTAGCTGTTGTTGTAATGGCTCCTTATGCTATGGGGATGGTGACAGTTCAGACAGCCGGAATGGGAACAGCCGCAATAAGTGGTACTCTAACTACAGGAAGTTTTGCTTCTGCTGTTTCTGCAAGTAGTTTGGGAGGCGCACTTGCTGCAGGATTCGCTGCATCAGGAACTATGGGTCTACTAGCAGCAGGATTAGCTATTAACTTAGCAATGACTGGTATAGCGGAAATGATGGCTCCTGACCCTGCGACAGATGGAGATCAAGAATCTTCTTATATGTTTAATGGAGCGGAGCAAAATGTTATTGAAGGAGACCCTGTACCCGTTCTTTATGGAAATCTTAGAATACCTGGTCAGCCTATTTCTTTTGATGCAATAACTGGTCAAAAACAAAAACAACGTAATATAGGATGGATGACTCCAGAACAAGAAATAAATAATAACCCAACGACGGTCGACGCTGCATAAGGAGAAATAGATGGCACAAGGTTCAATAACCGCTAGAGATCGTAGAAGATTTTCTCTTGCAAATGCATGGGCAAGAGGGGCTTTCAATGCAAAAGAACAAACTATTTCTGTTACAGATTTATTATGTGAAGGCCCAGTACAAGGATTAAGTAATGCAGAAAATTCTGTATTTTTGGATGGCGATCCAATTTATGATGCTGCTAATGAATCTTCTTTTTTTAATGATAAACTAACTATTTCGGGTAGTACGGGAGCGGGAGTAACTACTACTTTATCTGATCTTACAGCGATAAACCATATAGATGAGACTGATGACGAGCATAAAAGATTTCTTTTTGTTTTTGACTATGCTGATATAAGTGCTAAAATTATTACGATAGTTTCTCCAAACCCTATGCAGAGTGAGTCTGGTTACATAGACATTGAAGCTACTAGTGGAACTCCTTTTAAACAAATATATAAAAATGGACAAGCTATTGCTAATGGTGCTTTTAATTTTAGAGTATACGATTCAAAGGGTATTTTTTTTACAGATTTTTATATAAGTACAATTTTAAATAATGGTACAATAACTACCAGCGCTGATGGTAATCAAGCAAGACTTAGAGCTCGTGCAACTTACGCTATGTACGCGCTTTCTTTTTTTAATCAAGATGATGTTAGTAATGGTACAATTTTATCTCTAAAAGGTGATCTAGCTTTAAGTGCGGTTATAGAGACTGCAAGCGGTAATAGATATATAAAAGTAGATAATAATTATGCAGGTGCAACTTCTTTTAGCAATAAACAATTTGGATTAAGTGCAGTTGCTGATTCGTCAGGAGAAGAAGCCTCAACAAAAGATAGTAATGTCCAATTCAGAAGAGGAACAGAGAATCAAGAGCCTTTATTTCAATTAGCAGGTACAGGTACCTCAAGTATTAATGTAAATTTAGCCGATACTGATAAAAGTTTATTTGTTGTAGATGGTAATCATTGGAGGGCTTCAACAGATTTTGACCCAGGTAGTACTGTTTATTGGAGAGAGGAGTTTAATAATATTGGAGCCTCCCCCACCGCATATACTGAAAATTTTAAAGATGATCATGACGCAGGTGCAAATGATACTTTAAAAGGAAATATTTATTCTCCTCGTATAACTCTTCAAACAAAAAGTATTACGTTTACTAATCAAGGAATGTCAGAAAGTCAGGTTTCAGAGATTGATGAAATTCGTGTGCAACTCAGATTTCCTACTGGGTTATTTCACATGGGTCAAAATGGTAATCAATATGGACACGCAGTAGCTCACCAAATGCATGTATGGTTTAAACGAGATGGAGAGTGGATGCTAGATAAAGGAATGGTTCATGTTGAGAATAACATGATAGTACACTCTTATAGTGGTACCAAAGCTGCCTTTAGTAGGGATTATAAAGTTTTTACAGAAAAATACCAACCTTACGAAGATATATGTCTTCAGGTAACTAGACTCACTCCTACAGCCACAGACAATCCTAACAGTGATAGTGAGTATGAGACTTCAGTTACCGGTCCTCCAGGACCAGGTGCGTATCCTAATAGAGTTAAATTAAAAAAATGGAGTGGGAAGGCGGATGATAATAATCCTACTGCAGCAGATGCATCAGCAGTTGCAAGTGTTGTTGCAATTATAAAAGAAAAGTTAAATTATCCTTTTACTGCTTTGGCAGCGGTAACTTTTAGTTCAAGAGACTATAGTGCAAACCCTGTTCGCACATATGATGTTTTAGGAAAGAAAATTAAACTTCCTAGCAACTATAAGACTAGGGAAGAAGACCTTACAAATGGTATAGCTCAATATCAAGGTCTTTGGGACGGTACTTTTCAATCAGTTTTAAAATATTCTGATAATCCTGCTTGGGTTTTTTATGATATTCTTTCTAATGATAGATACGGTCTCGGGGGTTTCTTGGATGAAATAGATATTGATAAATTTGCTCTTTACAAAATTGCAAAGTATTGTGATGAACTTGTTCCCGATGGTAAGGGAGGAACCGAACCTCGATTTAGAGCAAATATATACTTAACAAAAGCTACTGATTGCTATAAAGTTTTGAAAGATATGAGCACTGTTTTTAGAGGAATGTTGTATTGGTTAGATGGTCAAATGCTAACTGTTCAAGATTCTCCATCCGCTCCAGTTTATAATTTTGGTCCTGCTAATATTATTAATGGTGATATAAAATCAGAAAGTACAGGTAGTAAAACAAGAGCTAATCAAATAATTGTTACATGGAATAATCCCGATTCTCAATTTAGACTAGAGCCTATAATTGTAGAAGATAGAGAAAATATTTTAGAAACAGGTAAAATTATAAAAACTGAGGCTCAAGCTTTTGGGTGTACTTCAGAAGGGCAAGCACTACGTTATGGTAAATGGAAGCTATGGACATCAACAAAACAAAAAGAAGTAATCTCTTTTGAAACAAGTCTTACTGCTGCTTTTCTAACTCCAGGAGATGTAATTAATGTACAACAACCAGATCTTTATGGCATGCAATTTAGTGGTAGAGTTTCTGCACACACAGTAGTAGATACTAATACAAACTCTCAATTAACATTAGATAGAGATGTTTCTGTCGAGTCAGGAGGTGTCCAAGTTGACGGTGGAGGTACAGAAGTATCTTCATACACTTTTTCTTCCTCATCGACATATACTATAGCAGCTTTGGTTAATGTCAGAAAAGTAATACTATCTCAAGATACAGCCATTATTAGTGGTACAACTTATAATAGAGGAGATGAGATTCAAACGGCATTTTTACCCGCTTCTAGCTCTCCTTATGATTATGCTTCAACCACTATTGATACTACCGAAACTGATGATAATGTTAGAAAGCAGATTGCGATTGCTAGAGATGCCGAGAACGGCAATGATCTTTTATTACAACTTGTTAATACTACAGCAATCGAAACACTTCCTTTTACTAGTAGTAATGTATCTGTGGTGGCAGGTAAGACAGTAATTAAATGTACTGGAAAATTTAGCGGAGATTTAGTTACGAGTGACTCTATCTGGGCTATAAAAGAGCAAAAAGACGATAAAACTCAAGCATACTCTTATAAAGAATATCAAATTTTAGGAATTACTGAAGAAGATACAGGAAATATTGGTATTACAGCTGTAGAATTTTATAACTCTAAGTTCGACGCTGTTGATAGAGAATTTGAATTAGATACTCCTGAATCTATTTATATACTTGAAAAAGATACTTGTCCGGCACCTCCCGCTGTATATGTATTACGGGCTTCTACTGAAAGAACTTTAAAAGAGGAAGTTATTGTTCAATGGGAAACTCCCTTAAACGATGATGGCACAGTATATGAGCCTGTTACAGGTTTTGAAATACAAACTAATCCCGACGCACCAGTATTATCTGTAGGAAATCCTTTATCGTTTCAGTACTCAATGACTGGTTTAAATGATGGAGTATATAAGGTAGGAGTTAGGGCAGTAACTTCAGATAGACGAAGTAAGTTTACGTATACAACATTTGAAGTTCAAGATCCTTATGGAAGTTATTCAGGTTTCCGAGTATTCGGAGTACCTAGAGGTGCTGAGTCTAATACCGATAAACATGTTGTTGATGGTACTACTTTTAAAATAATGAAAGATGCTTGGAAACTGAGAAGTCTTGGAGCTATAGAGGAGGATCCTCTTACTAACCCCTCCCCGACAACTGCTAGTACTTTTACTCAAGATATGGTTGCTATGACATATACTAATAGTGATTTTCCCGCAGTTCTTTTGGCATATATACTATTTGATCATACTCCGGACACTACTAATGACTATTTAAGATTAATCGGAAGTACTCAGGTAGAATTTAAAAATTCAGTAGTAGAAAATATTATATATGATATAAATGATTTTGCTCCGAATAATAGTGGTGGAGTTGAAAATAATAGATGGACTCATGTAAATTCTAATGTATCTGTTGCTACCGGAAGGTATTCGAATAAAGTAATAAGAACTGGCGGTGATGGATTTACTTCTGTATTTCAACTTGGTGATATTATTCGTCTAAAAGTTGGTTCTGATTTTTATGGAGCAAAAGTCGCAGCTATAATTTCGGACGATATACTTTATACTGAGTCAAAACTGAATGATACTAGTGCCGCTTTTGCAGTAACAGCAAATAGTACTAATAAAACGGTAGCAAGACAAGCTTTCAGACCAGACTATATAAAAGATTCTGTTATAGCAACTGTTAAGAGAAGTGGTAATACCTATAATGTACAAAATGATTTAAGAATTAATGTAGCTTTTACAGGTCGTGCAGCTACAGCCTATCTTCAGCCAGATATGCTTAATTATGCAGCAGATGGTACCTTAAGCACGTCTTATAGTAATATACAGTTATATGCGGATGCTATCGGGTATGACAGTCCTATTTTTAAAGTTACAGGAGATTTTGCAACTAATGCTAATCCTAATAACTCTACAGAGGCAGGAAAAGCAGACAGTTCTTTTAAAGACCCTACTTCTGGTAATAAATATACAAAAATTGTTCATAATACAAACGCAGCAGTAGCCTACGGTTCAGGGACTGCTCAGGTCTTTACTGTAGCAGTCAGAGAAAAACAACAAGATGATACAACTTGGGAAACTACTACTGTTGTATCTATACCAAAAGTTAAGCAAGGAGAGCAAGGCACAGACGGAGATTCTGGAACACGAACTGTTCAAGGTTACCTTTATTATGAAAAACAAACCACTCCAGGAACTCCTCCTAGTGCTCCTGGCGAGGCCACTTATACCTTTAGTAGTGGGGATATTAATGGAGGGTCTGGGGCAACAGAAGTTCTTGGACTATCGGATAGTTCTGCAGTAGATAAGTGGACAAATGAACCAAGAACTCAAGATCCAACTTCTTCAAATATACATTATACAGTTAGATATTTTGGTGAATCTCTAGCTACCGCCAGTACAGTAGAAGTAACTTATTCAAATATAGTACGCTACACAAACTTTAGCGGGGTAGTAACATTTGATAGTGGCACTGGTTTACTACAAGATGGTGGAAGCGATATAACCACAATAGATGGAAGTAGTATTACTACTGGTATTCTTCGATCCGTTGGAACTACTTTAACAGAAAACTCAAATAATCCTATTGGAACTGCGTTTGCAACAGGTTCAGGCGGAACTGGATATGCTTACTTTAATCTATCTACTGGAGCAATAGCAACAAAAAACTTTAAAGTAGATAGTAGTGGTAATGCAGAGTTTAATGGAACAATTAAGGCTAGTGCAGGGTATATCGGACCATCCACTGCAACAGGATGGAATATAAGTGGATCTCATCTTAATGGAGGAGGCACACATTTTTCTGCAAATACAAGTGCAGGCGAAACCTATGCAAATATTACCCTAGATTCACATTTTCAACGTATTTTAATTCGTGATAATTCACAGAATAATCGTGTAATTCTGGGCTGGCTGGGGTCATCTGTACCTAGTTAAAAATAAAACTTGACTAAATATGTCCTTTGGGATATAATTTCAGCATGGAGAAATGTAAATGAGCGCAGCAACATATAACTTAGTAATTGACCAAGGTTCCGACTTTGCTTTAGACCTGGTTGTTAAGGAATCAGGAACGGCTCTAAATCTGACTAATTATTCAGGTAGGGCACAGCTGCGTACATCAGTTACTGCAAGTTCAGCCTCTGCTAGCTTTACAGTGACTAAAACAGATGCTGCCGCAGGAAAACTAAAAATGACGTTAGCTGCTGCAACTAGTTCAGGAATATCGGCAGGACAATACGTATATGATTTAGAAATTTATACTTCTGGCGATGCTATAGTTAAACGACTTTTACAAGGAGATGTCACTCTAACCCCTGAAGTAACAAGATGAGTACAACAATAGAAATAACAGAAGATGTTACTGAAATAACCGCTACAGGGGATGATATTACTGTCGAGATTACTGATGATAAGACTCAGTTAACTTTATCTCATTTAGCTATTTCAACTACTGTTCCTGGCACAATGGCCGCAAGTAATGTAGTTACTACTCCATATAATACATTAACAGCAACGGATCTAGAGACTGCTCTCAAACAATTAGCAGATCAAGATTTTAGAGGTGCATCCGCCCCTACGGGGTCAACTGTCTCAGAGGGAGACACATGGTATGATACCGACGATGAACAATTCAAAGTCTATAGAGAAACAAGTTCAGGCACATTTCAGTGGGTTCCCATAATAGTGGGCGCAGCTGCAGGCGATTCTGATACAATAGACGCAGGATCCTATTAGGGATAATTCGGAGTTTTATAAATGGCTCAAACAATTCAAATTAAAAGAACTACGGGAACTGGCAAACCTACTAGTGTTGCGCAAGGGGAGCTATTTTATGCCTATGGGGATAATGGAACATATGGAAAGCGCCTTGCAATAGGAAACGAAAGCGGTGGTGGAAATACTCCAGAGATTATTGGTGGTAAGCATTTCATGGATATGCTTGACCATACAGCAGGAAATCTTACTGCAAGTAGTGCTATAATTACAGATTCTAATTCGTATATTGATGAGCTTAAATTAAAAGCTCAGGGTGAATTAAAACTTTATGAAGCAACTGCCAATGGTACGAATTATATTTCTCTAAAAGCACCTGCAACAGTTGGAGCTGACTTAGCATATACTCTCCCGGCAACCGCCACTAATGGGTATTACTTACAAACTAATGGTGCCGGTGTACTTAGTTGGGCAGCCTTATCAACTACTTTAACAATAGCTGCTGATAGCGGTTCAAATGATACTGTTAGTATTGGTACTGATACTCTTACTTTTGAAGGTACTACGAATGAAATTGAAACTACAGTAGCAGATAATAAAATTACTATTGGACTACCAAATAACGTAACAATTTCTGGAAATTTAACAGTCTCAGGTACAACTACTACTGTTTCCTCCACAACTGTAAATGTTGCGGATTCAATGCTATCACTTGCTACCGGTAATAATTCTAGTGATGCCGTTGATATTGGTTTTTATGGATTATATGATGATTCTGGATCTCAAGATGAATACACAGGTCTTTTCCGTGACGCAGGTGATCAAAAATGGAAATTATTTAAAAATTTACAATCAGAGCCTACTACTACAGTCAGCACTGGCGGAACCGGATATGCTGTAGCAACTCTTGTTGCGCATCTCGAAGATTCCAGTGTAGCAATTACAGGCGGATCAATAACAGGAATTACAGACTTAGCAGTTGCAGATGGTGGAACAGGACTTTCAGCAGTTGCAAAAGGTTCAGTACTTGTAGCAAACTCAGCAAATACACTTTCAGCCTTAGATGGCGGTGGATCAGCAGATGGAGTACTTTTATATACATCATCATCTGATACAATCTCGTGGACAACAACTTTAGACGGCGGCACTTATAGCTAATAGGACAACACTATGCCAGTAGTAATTAAAGTAAAAAAGAGTGAAACAGCTCTTTCTAAACCTACGTCAAGTGATATAGCTGTTGGCGAGATTGCACTTAATGCGAAAGATCAACGAATTTTTGTCCGTGATGCCAATGGAGATATTATTACTGTTGGAGAAGCCGGAGGAATTCGTCATGAAAGTTCTGCGGTTACTTTTACAGTCACAGTAGCTACAAAAGATGCGACTCATAGATATAATGGATCTGGTTCAAGTTCTGGGTATAAGATAGATGGATCGTTTTCTCCAACACTTATACTTGCTCCTGGAAATACATATAAGTTTGACCAAGCAGATAGTTCAAATAGTGGTCATCCACTTCTTTTTTACTATGAATCTGCAAAAACTACTGCTTACTCTACTGGAGTAACAACTAGTGGTACTCCTGGGTCATCCGGAGCATATACACAAATTGTAGTATCTGACGCCACACCCTTAGTATTACACTATCAATGCTCTTCCCACGGTTTAATGGGAAATCAAATTGTTACAAATACAAGAAACTATACGGGTGTAGACACAGATGATATTAGTGAAGGATCAAGTAATTTATACTTTACAAATGCGAGAGCTGATGCGAGAATAACAAATGCATTAAAAGATGAAGACAATATGGCTTCAGATAGTGCAACTCATGTTCCTTC